TAAGGACGCCGAGCTAACACTTGCTTGTTACCATGCGCAACGAAAGCTTATGACCCCTGCCCAAGTGAAACTGTGTTTCCTTATGTGTCAGGACATGAAAATATTACAAGAGATGGAAGCCAATGGCATTCCGTTCGATGAACAGCTCTGTGAACAACGAGCAATGGAGGTAGATGACAAAATATCAACGCTTAAAGGAAAACTCTCCGCTATCTATCCCGACGTTCCTATTAATTTCGCCTCTAATGATCATCTGTCTGCCTTTCTTTATGGGGGCGTGGTTAAGCAAGACGGTAAGGAGCATGTGGGATTCTTCAAAACAGGCGCCAAAGCAGGACAGCCCAAGTACAAGAACATTGTAATTGAACACACCCTACCACGGCTCTATGAGCCTCTGAAGGGTTCTGCAATGGCAAAGCTAGGTAACTTTGCAACAGATGAGGGCACACTCCGTAAACTACGTGGTAATAAAACCGTTGTGAATATGATCTTGGAGCTATCCAAACTTGAGAAGCTCAATGGTACATATTACAAAGGTCTTGTTAAACTGCGTGATGAAATGAACTGGGAACCAGGAATGTTACATGGCAACTTCAACCAAACAACAGCACAAACGGGACGGCTTAGTAGTTCAAAACCAAACCTCCAAAACTTTGCCTCAGAACTCCAAGACATCTTCATCTCCAAATACACGGACTGATGTTCCATGGGCATTACGAGATTGGTCTTATGAGGCTAATGGTGAGTATGAAGTAGGCTCAGTAGAGGAGCAAGCTATCTTTGAACGGAACAGAAAACTTCCTCCAGAACTAATGATGAGTGATTTAGCGTATGAGGAATATATGAGAAAACAACGGGAGGGATGAGATGGATGAACTCTCCTTTATTGGAGCAAGTTGGCAACGCTCTTTAGAACTCACAGAACAAGAATATACTTTATGGAAACCTACATTGACTGAAAACGAACAACTAGAATATAACGATGCCTTGGTGATGTTTGCATCTGCCATTAAACAACACGGTGTAGAGCGAGTGCTTATGGATTTTCAACAACACTATCCTGAATACTTCTTGAACATCCAACGTAACATTGGTAAGTTTCCTGCTAAACCAGCGGCAGCGCTGTTACGAAAATGAGAGCGGGCTGGAAAACTCGTATGGACGAGCGTGTTTACTTTGAACAGAAAAAGAAAGTTCAGGAAATGCTTCGTAGAGATAAACAACGCTTAGAACTGGAGATACATGCTAATACAATGCGACGCCTCGCAACTAGAATGGAGAACACTACTCGAACTAGCTAAAGACCAAGTAGGTATTGACGAAATATTAGGAGGTGAAGATACTCACGCTAAGAATCAAGAAGCTTTTGAACTACCCAGTCGACTCATTGCAAAGATTTTTCTGTTTAGAACTATTTATCGTGGTAGCGGCTGGTCTTTTGCCAATGATCCCGACTTTATGCACGTCTCTGCTAAAGCAGATTTTTGGGACGACATGAATGAAAAATTCTACAGAAAATATAAAGGCATTAACGCTTGTCATCAAAGATGGAAAGATACCGTTATGGGTGGCAGAGTTATCGAAGGACCCCTTGGACGTAGTTGGTCTTGTCCCCCCAAGCGAGACTATAGAGGAGAACTTAAAGTCCCTTGGACAACTCTTACAAACTATCCCGTGCAAGGGACTGGTGCTGATGTTATGATGCTTGCACGTATCATGGCAAAGAAACGTATTACAGATGCTAACATACCTTGCGACTTTATCTCTACTGTCCACGATTCTATCGTTGTTGATACTAGACAGCAACATTTGGAGGCACTTAAGGACATTTTTGATGCGGTTTTTGAAGACCTTCCTAGTCGTATTAAGTCTGTTTTTGGCTACGACTGGACCGTTCCTATGGCTTGCGAATCAAAGTATGGGCCTAACATGAAAGATATGCAAAAATTCTCGTAATAAACTCGATAATTAGTTGACATGCACTATAAAAGCATGGTATAATATTAGTATAGACACACTTAATTTAAGGAAATTATGAACATCACAATCTTGTCAATTGACATTAAAACCGTACCCACTGCAAAGGGCTCTTATCAAACTGCTGACGTAGCTTACAAGAACAATTCGTTCCAAGGTAAGGTCGAAGGTAAGAAGGTTATGAGTTTCGGTGCTACCAAGGATAGCTTTGCAACTCTTGCACAAGCAAGTCCTGGTCAAACATATGAGGTAACGATTGTTAAGAACGACAAAGGTTATAACGACTGGGTTTCAATGGCGCAGGCGGCACCTGGGGCGCCTAGTCCTGCGACTCCAACAGCAGCTCCTACTGGTGGTAAACCTGCTGCAGCAAGCCCTCGTAGCACGTATGAGACCCCTGAAGAACGTGCCCAACGTCAGGTACTCATTGTTCGTCAAAGCTCTCTTAGCAGTGCTGCTGCTGTCCTTACTGCTGGCGCTAAGACTCCACCTAGTGCACAGGCTGTGGTAGCCTTGGCTAAGGAGTTTGAGGCCTATGTGTTTGGTACAGAGCCAACTGACTTGTCGATTGAAGCCATGGCTTCTGACGACATTCCAGTTGTAGACTAAGTTTATGAGGGTTGTGCAGTATGCCCCCGGCAGGTGGACAGTTACCACTCAGGCCACTCCCCCTAGAGAGAGACAACGGCAGCCCTCACCCATAAGAGGTACACACGTTTCTAGTCGTGTGGGTATGCTAGATAAGCCCACCCCTTTGGTGTACCTCACCTGCGGATATACAGTTAATTGGTAAACGAGACGCCTTCCAAGCGCCCATTGCGAGTTCGAGTCTCGCTGTCCGCTCCATTTAACAAGGAAATTATGCCACTGATTAAATCAGCAAGTGCGAAAGCGTTTAAGAAAAACTTAGGTAAAGAAATTGGTGCAGGCAAACCGCCTGCCCAAGCTGCTGCCATTGCATATTCTGTGCAACGTAAAGCAGAAGGTAAACCAGCAAAGAAACCAACCAAAAAGGCTAAATGACAACTGCGCTAATTGATGGAGACATTATTGCGTATCGTACCGCCGCCTCTTGCGAGAAGCAAGGGGTGGTTGTCGAGACTCAAGAAGTAGCATTACTACGAGCTGATGAACTTGTTCGTCGTATCCTGCAGGAAACTGACAGTGATACGTACAAGGTGTTCCTCACGGGTAGTGATAATTATCGTAACCAATACAACCCTGAATATAAAGCCAACCGTAAGGATGTTCCTCGTCCTGCCCATCTACAAGCTGTACGTGAGTTCTTGTGTACAGAGTGGGGTGCAAGTGTTGAGGATGGTCAAGAAGCGGATGATGCAATGGGCATCTATCAGATGGCAAACAAAGATACAATCATTTGTTCCATTGATAAAGACCTGTTGATGATTCCTGGAGAGCATTATGATTTCGTTAAGTCCATTCGTCGAGACGTTTATAATATTCCCGCTATGCGTCACTTTTATTGGCAGCTTATTATGGGTGATCGCACTGACAATATCTTTGGGTTTGATGGTATTGCCAGACAAAAGGTTCCGAAGAAACTCGAACCTATTATGGAAGAGCTTGAAAGTTATGACGACGAGCTGGATATGTTTAATTTCGTTAGAGGCTTATATAATAATGATGAGCAACTATTGATGAACGGTATCTGCTTGTGGATTCGTCGTAACGAAGGCGAGATCTGGAAGTTTCCCTCATGAAGAAGAAGATAGAATGGACTGAGGGACGTGTCCGTTCTTTTATTACCTCTACATTACGAGCTGGTTCACGGCGCTGGCCTCCTAAGTACGAAACATTGAACAATTCTAAAACAGATAAGAAGGTCAATACTAAGACAGGAAGGTTAGCACAACACTACCGTTGTGCAAAATGTAAAGAGGAGTTCACATCAAAAGACGTTGAGGTTGATCATATTAAACCAGTCATTGATCCCAAGAAAGGTTTTACAACTTGGGATGACTACATTAAACGTCTCTTCTGTGATGAGAAAAATATGCAGACACTGTGCAAGCCGTGTCACTTAGCTAAAACAAAATTAGAAAAAGAAATATCAAAGAAATATGCTAGTAAATAAATCAATTGAAACGCCGAATGGCACTGTTAAGTTTGAAGGTGAGCTGGAACAGAAAGAGCTGGACTTTGTGCTTAAGATTGGCCTGAATACATTGTTGACTGCTGGTGCGATTCCTTTTACCATGAAGGAAAAAGAAGAAGCGGGGGTTACACACTAATGGCAAAGCATCTTGTACTGCCGGACGTACAAGCTAAGCCAGGTGTGGACTTCTCCTACTTGTCTAAGATTGGGCGGTATGCTGTAGAGAAGAAGCCTGATACAATTATTTGTATTGGCGACTTTGCAGACATGCCTTCCCTTTCGAGCTACGACGTTGGTAAGAAATCATTTGAAGGACGACGTTATGTCGAGGATATTAAGGCTAGCAAGGATGCTATGGTTAGCTTCCTGTCTCCAATATGGGAGTTTAATGCACGAGCTAAAAAGAATAAAGAGAAACAATACAAGCCAAAGCTTGTGATGACTTTAGGAAACCATGAAAACAGAATTAACCGCGCTGTCAACGATGATGCTAAACTTGAAGGGGTGCTTTCAATTAGCGATCTTGGATACGAAGAATATGGTTGGGACGTTCATGACTTTCTTGACGTCGTGGTTCTCGATGGTGTTGCTTATTCTCATTACTTTACCACTGGCCTTATGGGGCGTCCTGTCACTACTGCTGCGGCTTGTTTATCTAAAAAGCATATGTCCTGTGTTCAAGGACATCAACAGGGCTTACAGATTGCGACAGGCTACAAAGCAGATGGCGGACTCCTCACATCGGTAATTGCAGGTTCCTGTTATGAACACAATGAAGACTACATGTCTAGCCAAGGCAATAATCATTGGCGCGGCTTTCTTGTATTGCATGATGTTCATGACGGTGAGTTTGATCTTATGCCAGTGTCTCTTAAATATTTAAATCAGAAGTATGGCACAGCTCAAGTTTGATACCGCATCCATGATGAAGGCAATGGCCCCAGGACTTCCTGCATTTGTTGTAGACCATTTTAAGGCACACATCGAACAGGAAATGAATAAGGCCATTGAGGAAGCTCACAAGAAGGCATTGGAAACATTACCTAAACATGTTGAGACTACCATTTACAATATGTTTGACCCCATGTGGGCAAACGACAAGATTCAAGTTGTAGTTGATTTACGGACACCGGAATGCACACAGAAGAAAACATAAAGATTTATGCAGAAGAGGCTCCTGAAGGGGCCAAGGGTATGAAGTACGATGGTGAGAAGCCTCGTATGGATTTGCTAGACGCAACGGCCTTAGAAAGCCTTGCAAAGGTATTGACATTTGGAGCACGTAAGTATGCTGCTAACAATTGGCGTAATGGACTTGAGTACAGCCGCCTTACTGCTGCGATGCTACGACATCTTATGGCGATTCAGCGAGGTGAGGACATTGACCCTGAAAGTGGTTTACCTCACATTGATCATCTTGGCTGTTGCTGGATGTTTTTATCAAATTTATCTAAAACTCGTCCAGATTTAGACGACCGTTGGAAGGAAAAGAAATGACTTGTGCTACTAAAAATGACGTAAACTTTTGGGGTTGTATTATTATTGCAAACCTCTCTGCTAATATCTGGTTCTCTGGAATCTTCACAGTGCTGGCAGCATGGAACTTATATTTGATTTTGAAGGAAAACAATGAGCAAAGTGAAACTAATTTGGACAACTCCGGACGGGGAAAACCTAGTTGCAAAGATGGCACGGGTGAGCAATCCTGCGAATCAGGACAATGCAGCCACTGCCCCGAAGCTTCTAAAGTATCTCGTCAAGCATAAGCACTGGAGTCCATTTGAGATGGTGAGTGCTTGTGTGGAGATTGAAACCACACGAGACATTGCTCATCAGATTGTACGACACCGTTCGTTTAGCTTTCAGGAGTTTAGTCAACGATATGCAGAAGCCCATAACTTTGAACTGCGAGAGACACGATTACAAGATCCAACCAATCGACAAAGTAGTCTACTCAACGAAGATCGAGAACTTGATGACATGTGGAAGAAGGCCCAAACAGACCTTATTGAGCATGCTACAAAAGTTTACAAGTGGGCCTTATCAGAAGGTATTGCCAAGGAAGTGGCACGAGCTGTCCTACCCGAAGGAAATACCTACACACGACTTTACATGACAGGAACGTTGCGTAGCTGGCTGCATTACTTATCTGTACGCCTTGACTACACAACACAGAAAGAGCACCGAGAAGTTGCTGTGGCTATTTATAAGGCCCTGCAACAACATTACCCTAATATTTTGGAGATGATTAATGAAATTGAATGAATACCAAGACGCCATTAAGAAGTTTGCTATTTACCCAGGCGCTGGTACAGGTAACCTAAACGCTTTGTCCTACACGGCCCTAGGCCTTGCAGAAGAGGCTGGTGAGTATGCTGGCAAGGTGAGTAAACTAATTCGAGACAATGTCTTTGAGACTCAGCTTGCTGCTAAGGAATTGGGTGATGTGCTGTGGCAGTTGACTCGTTCTGCTACAGAGCTTAACATTAAGTTGGAAGATATCGCTCAAATGAACATTGAAAAATTGACAAAGCGATTGAAAGATGGTACAATCCAAGGCTCTGGCGATACCCGCTAACACATTAATGAACCTTCAAGAACTTAAAGATCTCATTGTACACAACCTCGACATTACAGAGTTCTTCGATATTATTGGCATAGAACTTGCTGAGTGTATTGATAAGTTTGATGAAGAGATTGAGGAGAACTTCTCTCGTTTTGTTAAAGCCGTTGCATGAAGAACACAACACACAACCCTACAGAATCAATTGAACAGCAGCATTATAAGAAGCGTTACCTAACGCGTAAGCTGCAAGAAGAGGAAGCAAAGGATGCCATTAGACGATATAACCATGAAGAAGCTAGCACAGGAACGGAAGAGTCGCCAGTGCCCGAAGCATCGCATGTGGTTGAAAAAAGGCAACTGTGAGTTGTGTATCATGGAGCGGGAAGCTCAAAAGAAAGAACTAGAAAAACTAACGGGGAGCAAACGTCTTCCCATCATCGTAAAGAAAATATGACAGAAAAATCACGATTTCGTAATACGTTTGGCGAGAACATCTTTCGCTTTAAGTATGCTCAAGGTCCTGCAGATACGTGGGATAAGCTAGCAGAACGTCTGGTAGATGATGTTTGTGGTACACGAGGTGGCACTACAACAGCATTGATGAGTTTGGACGAATGTAAGCAACTCACAGAGTATATCCGTGAGATGAAGTTCCTGCCAGGTGGTCGTTACTTGTACTACGCAGGTCGCCCATACAAAGCTTATAACAATTGTTATTTGCTCCGTGCAGAAGAAGACACTCGTGAAGAGTGGAGTAACGTAACATGGCGAGCAATGTCTTGCTTGATGACAGGAGGTGGAATTGGAATTGACTACTCACGCTTACGTCCGGCTGGCAAAGCTCTTAGCCGAACTGGTGGAACTGCAAGTGGACCTATCCCGCTTATGTACGCAATCAACGAAATCGGGCGGAACGTTATGCAAGGAGGCTCACGACGCTCTGCAATCTATGCAAGCCTTAATTGGAAGCATGACGATATTGATAAGTTCCTCCACGTTAAAGACTGGTCCGACGACGTAAAGGCTGCTAAGGAGAAAGACTTCAATGCGTCTGCTCCGTTGGACATGACTAACATTTCTGTGAACTATGACAATGCTGCGTTCATGGAAAATCCAAACAAACCTGGGGAATTTAGCCTTGCGCATAACCCCGTATTTCAAGAGAACTGCCGTCAGGCGCTGATGACAGGAGAACCTGGCTTCAGTTTTAACTTTGGGACTAAAGAAAATGAAACACTTCGTAACGCTTGTACAGAGGTTACTTCGGAAGATGACAGTGATGTTTGTAATCTTGGTAGCATCAACATGGGCAATGTTACATCTATTGCTGAGTTCAAGTCCATTGTACAACTTGCCTCTAAATTCCTTGTTTGCGGTACTCTCCGAGCGGATCTCCCTTTTGATAAAGTGTATCGAGTACGCGAAAAAAATCGACGGTTGGGCCTCGGCCTCATGGGAATCCACGAATGGTTGCTCAAGCGAAACAGCGGCTACGAAGTAACTCCCGAGTTGCACAAATGGCTGAAGGTTTATGAAGAAGAAAGCAAACGAGCAGCCGATGAACACTGTGACCGATTCTACCTCAACCACCCCAAGGCGTACCGAGCGATTGCCCCAACAGGCTCTATTGGAATTCTTGCAGGCACAACTACTGGTATTGAACCCTTGTTTGCAGTTGCTTATAAACGACGCTTCCTTACGGAAGGAACTAAGTGGAAGTACCAATACGTTGTTGACGGCACGGCTCAAAATCTTATTCAAGAATATGGAGTTGACCCTGACAAAATTGAATCGGCAATTGACCTGAGTGAGAACTATGAGCAACGTATCAAGTTCCAAGCAGACATTCAAGATTACGTTGACATGTCAATTTCAAGTACCATTAACTTGCCCTCATGGGGAAGCGCAGGAAATAATGAAAAACGAGTACAATCGTTTACAGAAACTCTTGCTAAATATGCACCCCGACTGCGAGGCTTTACTTGCTATCCTGACGGTAGCCGAGGAGGGCAACCTCTTACATCAGTACCTTACGCAGAAGCAATGAAACATAAGGATATGGTTTTTGACGAAGTGGATATTTGTGAATTCACAGGGCACGGTGGATCCTGCGGTGTCTAAGATAAAGGTCTTTACTAAGGATAATTGTCCTGCCTGTAACCAACTCAAGATGGAACTTAAGCGCGATGGTGTTGAGTTTATTGAGGTTAACATTGGCAAGGACATTTCGAGGGAAGACTTTATTACGCAGTATCCCTTTATTAAACGAGTACCTTACATGGTAGCGGAGGATTATGATAGTAATGCTGGAACTAATTAACGGTTTGCAGTTTGGTATAGAGCACATATCCGGAGAGGATGAAGAGGAATACCAACATGCGATTGTTATTAACTTTGCTTTCTTACGCCTAGTCTTTATGAAGATGAAGCAAGAATAAGCAGACAAAAAGAAAGCCCCTAGGCCTTTTGAGCTTAGGGGCTTTTTTCATTTCCGACTGAACATACTTCGGATTAAATCGGTGGCATTGTTAATAGTTTCATCAACATAGTCACGTTTAGGTTCCTGCTTAACAGCAGCCTTACTCTTAAGACTTCGTTTAGCTAAATCCATCAAGATTGCCTGCTCAGTTGCCATAGTAGGGTCAAGATGAGATGAGCCGCTATATTCTAGATAGGATGGAGCCTGATATCTAGAGTTTGCAACTCCATACGCCTGACGTTCTCCACGACGAGCTCGATATTCATTTAAATTTCCTAAAGGAATCTTTGTAGGTTCATCTAGTTTCTTTACAGCATCCACAAAACGTTGTTGCTCTGGAGTTTTTTCCCAATTCTGTTCTATCTGGGATTGTTGTCGACCATGCGCTGCATCTACAGCATGCTGAAGTTCATGCGCAAAGGTCTTCTCAAGCCAAGCAGAATCAGGGCTTACTTTTAATTGATTAGCCCAACGGTCATACTCCCCTTCTTTTGCTCCACCAAAATACTTCCAATCCATCTGAGGAATATGGTTCATATCCCTTAGATAGGAGTATTGTTGTCCAAGAAGATCATTAGGATTGTTGAGTTGTTTTTGAAACATTTCTTCTAATGATGCTGGCATTATTGAGTTCTCCGTTGTAGGCTACGCAACTGTGGAATACGTTGTGTTGCAGCTTGTTTCAAAGTAATGGCAGTTTGTGGATCCAAGTTCATGTCAATAGCCAATTGCTGGATATCGCGTGAGAACGTTGCAGGATCTCCCTGACCAGTAACAAAGTATTTGTCAAGAGTCTTGGAATCAATTGGACGGTTACGGAACAAGTCCTGTGCAATGGTTCGCATTGCAGTAGTACGATATTCAGCGTATGCCTTATCCAACTGGGCATTTTGGTAGTTAGCAGTTTTTTGTGAAGACTCATTAATACCAGTCAAACCAATCTTCTTAAACAAAATATCAGCATCATTGCGCTTAGCCATGGGGCGAAGACGTTCGGGGTCTTTGCTGTAGGCTAGGCCATTCTTCTGATACCAAGCAACGTCCAACGGTCCTTGAGCGACTGGAGGAGCAAGGTTAATCGCTGCCGCTTTCAGGTTTTCCTCTGAAGGACTGAGCATCGCACGGCCCGTTGCCTTACCCATTTCATACAACTTACCGCCGCCTGCAAAGGCTGCATCCGCTGCACTTGAGGGCAACACATCACCCAAGCCCAAACGAGTGCTTAAATCCACGCCTAAGAGCGTTGGAGCACCATTCGAGAGAGCAAACGTTGCGTTAGGACCCAACTCTTTACCAACAGCTTTAGACATCTCTTGTACGTCCAAAGCCAAGCTACGGGGTTTACCGAGCTTCTTAGTGATGAAGTCATAGAGAGCCTCAAACTGTGAGAAGAAGGGCAAGCCCATAACACCAGCCAAAGCAATGGTAACAGCCATTTGAGTCAACAGAGGAGCAGGATTTCCTGTCTCTTCGTTATGACCGAAGCTCTTCAAGTTATAAGCCATGCTACCGATAGGACCCAGACTGTTGTAGAAGGCAGGCTTCTCAATAGCACTGTAGTTAACCATAGCCATGTCAGTCAAACGTTGAGCTTGCTCATACAAGCCAGATTTAGTTGATAGACCTGCTTCATCCAGCATGTGAACAAAAGACATATACACTTGTGCACGAGTAGCTTGTTCAGTGATAGCTGCAGGAGTTTGTGTCAACTTGGTAGCGTAGTAACCAACACCTTTTTCGATTTGGTTAGCATGTTCCACCATGTCTGTGGCATACACATGGTTCTTCTTGGCATAGTCAAGAGCACCACGTTCAACAGGAGTGAGTTCTTTACCCAAAGCAGCCTTAGAGTAAGTCATACCCGCCTGAGCAAAGTATTCCATACCGTTTGTCAGCCATGTAATCTTGGGAGCCAAACCACGTCCACGCAACAAAGCAGTCATTGCTGGCATAACCGCTGGCGCTTGTACAATTTGCATGCCAATAAAGGCAGGGCTAAGAGACAGCATCCAAGTGTTAGCAATACCACGAGCACCGCTAATCAAAGAACGAGGATAAGAAGGACCTAAACCAACTGCACCAAAGGCAGCGTTAGTGAAGTCATTCAAAGCCTTACCCATGCGGCTAGGGTTAATACCCAAAGCATTTTGCATGTAACTGTCAGCCAAGCGAATAGCGTTGTCTTGTTTGGCAACCACTTCAGGATTACGAATTACTTCGTTAACATCCTTAGCGGCTTCAGCCAAGTGACTCCAGTTGTAAGCACTTTCTGCATAACGCAGTTGGTTCTCAAAGAAGGCACGAGCGTTCTCTTCTGTAGATTCCCAAAACTTACGACCTTCCATACCAAAGACACCCTTCTTCTGCATGGTGTGCTTTTGCATACCGAGGTAGTTAGAAGGATCATCCTTAGCCACTTCTTTCAGAGTGTTGACAAACTCAGCAATGTGAGGATTGTCTTCACCAAGAATAGCCAACACGTCTTGGAAAGCCTCGTGTGGAGTGCCTTTAGCAGAACGAGTTGTCTTGGTCATGTCTTGCAATGGACCAAACGACAGGCTAGCATCCTTTTCCAACACCTTCTTTTCAAGAGCAGACAGACTGTTCTTACCTAGAGTTTTAGAATCAGAGCCAATAACACCAACAACTTCCTGCTTACCATCCACCATCTTGTAGACAACCTTACGGAAGTCACCAGTCATGGACATAGCAGAGTAGGCTTCACGAGCTGTAATTGGTTTTTTACCTGTAGCTTCACGAGCAGTGTTGATTTTATCCAACACATCACTCATCAGCTTCTGATGTTCTGTAATGAAGTTTTGCAACTTCTCAGACAAACCATACTTTTGCATCAGTTCAGGAGTAACTTCTTTCTGATACAAGTCAGCAGTGTTTAAGATTTCAAAGGCCTTTGTGCGTTCTGCATTAGACAGTTCACGCAAAGCACCTAAGTAGTTTGTATGCAACTTCTCAAAGACTTCAGCCTTAGCCAAGCCGTCAGCTTTCAGGAAACGATCCACAGTGAAATGAACCACTGGATTATTAACTTTAGCTTTGAGAAAGATGCCGCCCTTTGTCAGAGCATTGATGCCGCGCTGCACCATGTTCTGTGAAACATCGGGAGCAGCTTTAGCTAAATCAATAGCAGCCTCTGGAGTCTCAATCATGGCATTACCAAGAGACTTTAATTTATCACCAATACCTGGGACATTAAGCAAAGGGGACTTACCAAACTGGGCACCCAGTCCTGCCATCTTAAAAGAGTCAGGATCAAAGTTGGCATGTAACTTTACAACTTTATTACCATAGGGTGTTTTAGAAGTATCGTTCCATTTAGACAAAAACTCTTTAGCTGCTTTTTCAGCAGCAGCATCAAAGAATTGAGCAGAGCGTTGTACATCTCCTAAATCAACTTGTGACCAGTCACGGTCAAAGACTTCAAAGGGAGCAAGTCCAGTACGGCTACCAATCCAGTTAGCATCAGCTTCCTTTTCAGAAGCTTCTTTAGCCAACTTTTTCTCAGCACGAGACAATTCACGATAACGTTTGTCCCCTAACTGGTTATAAATAGCTTCTGCTTCTGAACGCAAGCGTTTAGCTGTGTCGGATACTTGGCGCTGTAAGTTATAAGTCTTACGCAATTCAAACGGCATTTCTGACGTTTTCTGAATACGTTCATACTCACTTGCAGCCTTAGTCATTTCTTTGAAAGCGTTTGTAACACTCTCAGGATAACCAGCAGCTTTTAATTCTTGTCCTGCAAAGTGCAAGAGAGAAGGCATACCAGTATTCATGTACATTTGAATGTCTTTTGCAACTTCAGTGTACACATCCTGTTTGTGAATGTCTACAGAATTCATTGCACGTTTAACATCTTCAAATGCCAAACCCACTTTTTGCCATGCTTTGGTTACGTCTTCTTTTGTGAAACCGGAACGTAATTGAGAAATTCCAGTTTCCTTATCTTCTGCCAAGAGCTTCATGCGCTCTTGCATGTTGGTAGAAATACCAAGTTTCTTACCAGATTTAGTAAGCTTAGTCTTTTCTGCTGGAGTCATTTGACCCAGGGTTTTATGACTAGCTCGCACAGGAACTTCGTTAGCACCAAAGAAGTCCATTTGACCATGGGCAGGATGCTCAAGGTATTGTTTATACGCTTCTGTGATGTTCTCAGGCATCACAAAGGCAGTACCAGGTTCCTTAGCCAAGTTGTTCAGGGTTTCTGTAAACTCGGCTTTAGACAATGGACGTACTTGACCACCTTCTTGTGCAAACACTTCCTCATAAGGACGGTGCATGTTAGCATGGGGTTCAAACACAGAAGCTTGCTCACCTTGTCCAGCACGTTGTGCCAGCTCAGAATCACGCTGTGCTTGTTCCACTGCACGGGCAGCTTCTACTTCACGAGCATGTTCTGTAGCCCCTGTAGGAGCGTTTAAACGGTTACGATAGCGTTCTGCATTGATATCCAAGGCAGCGTTTTTACGAGCTTCTTGTTCAGCCAAAGCTGCACGAGCTTCCACTGTATCCTGAGCTTTCCAGTTACGGGTAGACTCTTCAAACCCAGGCAACTGTTGAGCCATTTGAGTCATTGGATTAAACTCTTCTGCCGCAGCAAAAGGTTCACCACCCAAGTCACGGGCCATACGTTGCATGGGAGTTTCTGTGGTCAAGGGACCTGGAGCACCCAAAGCAGAGGCACGGCCTTGTGTATCAACTGTAATAGGCTGTTCACCAGCGGCACGTTGTGCCTCCAATGCAGCTTGTTGTTTTGCCAAGGCTTGTTGTTTAAAGAACTCTACATCTGTAGGAGTAGCAGGAGTCTCAACCTTACCAGCCAGTTCGTCAGTAATGTCAAACTTAGCTTTAGGAGTTTCTACAGGCTTAGGAACTTCGGTAGCTTTAGGAGACAGACGAGCCTTAGTAGCTGTAGCAGCTTCACCAGCTTTAAGCATAGGCAAGCCACCCAACATAGGAGCAACAGGAACCACATAACGGTTGATGAACTCACCAACACGTCCTGCAGTTTCTTGACCAGCTTCTGTACGGGGCTGGAAGGTCATGCTTTCCATGTTCTTAGCATACAGATTCTCAAAGCTATCAGGAGAACCGTTAAGCTTTTGCATTGCAGCAGGAATCCAGCCAAGGGCTGCACCAGCAGCACCAGTACCAACGTTGAGCAGTGTTTCTGCTGTACCAGTTAAACCAGCACGTTGTTGATCCATGCCTTGCTTAATCTCTGCCATGGTTTTATCCTTAGCAGAGAGTTCTTGTGGTTTAGACAGACGACCACGCAACTCTTGCAAGATTTCGTCATCTGAATAGCCATCGGCTTTAGCGCCAGCCAGATTAAATCCGGCACGTCGTGCTGCTTCAGCATTAACTTCTTGAATAGAATACCCATCTTTCAGAGCTGCGTCGATATCCATAATAGTCCTTAATAAGCACTCAGAGGTTTACGTGGGCCAGCAGGCGGAGCTGAGGCAGGTGCTGCAGGAGGAGCAGCGGGAGTTTCATTCAATGGAACACCCAAACCTTGTAAGAGTCGTAATTGTTGTGTTGCTTTGGCATCGCCAGCAGCAGATTTAGCTTGCAAGTCTTGTGCAGTGGCTTGTTTAGCCAACTCAGTCAAACGCAGGTATTCAGAATCATCACCAGCCAAACGAGCTTTTTCAGCGTGATTAGAATAAACCACCGCTTGCGCTTGGTAGTTCTTAGCCGATGACAAGTCTTGTTGCAAGGTCTTCTCAGCAGAAGCACGATCTTTAGCAAGCTTTGCACGAGAATCTGCAGCATATCGTTGTGCGGCTGCACTGGTATCAGCAGAGTATTTATGACTTGCTGCATTGATGTTAGCCACATCCACCGATTTTCGGTAGTCTTTGTTCTGTGTCACTGACCATTCATGCTTAGCTTTCAGTTCCTTGAGCATTGCATCAGGATCTAAGCTAAACAAATGTTTGCGGTCAGCGTCATCAAGAGGAATACCTGCTTGTGAGAAGAGCTGTTCTGCTGCTGCATAACGAGCAGGACCTTGTACTTGAGACAAGACAGGAATAGCTTTACCTAAGACCTCATCACGATAAGCATCTTTCTCTTGTCGTGCCTTTAGTTCACCAGCAGCCAGTTCCTGCTGTTTAGCTTGCACTAACAAAGGATTCATCAGTTTGGCTTGGTCAGTTTCCATCATGATTTTATCCATCTGAGCTTGACGCATTGCTTGCTCTTGTTTGGCAGCATTTGCTTCATTACCCAGTTGGACACCTGCAAGGATTGAACCCCCTGCAGGACCCAGTTGATTAAACATGGTTGATAAGTCAGCCATAGGATTCCTTATTTAGTTGTGGCAGTAAGAGCAGCCAAAGTCAACGGAGTATTCATCATACCATATTGGTTACCCAACGAGGTATTGTACAAAGCGTTTTGACTTGAACCCAAACCTGACAAAGCATTTGTCTTGTACTTAGCAATTTGACCGGCAAACTCATTAGCACGAGTACCATACTGGCTGTTACGACCAGCTTGTGCATCCTTACGATCCATCTCTTGCTTGAGCAGATTGTACTCAGGAGAACCTGGAGCGTACATGTTCAAGATATCATTGCGGTTTTGTTCGTACAGAGCTTGTTGCTTCTTAGCCATTTGATTCTTGGCGTACATGTCATACAAGCTACCACCAATGTACATGCTAGGAATTGGATTCTTTCCTACCCATGAACCAACATCACTCAAAGTCTGACCAGCACCATTCATCATAGAAGCCAGTGTAGAGCCTTGATAACCTGTAGCAGGATTATAACCACCACCAACGTCAATATTGTCTGGCGTGTATGGGTTAGGCACAGTAGCAGGAGTTCCTGTTACAGCAGTTCCTGTACCCATGTCATAACCATAGTTACCTTCACCCCCTGCTGTTCCGTATGACGGAACGTTGCTGCCTTGAGCCACAGTGGTAGGAGTAAAAACAGGAGGAGTTGCTGTAGCTGTTGGAGCTGTAGCAGCCGCTACATCAGAACCCATATTAGTGGGACTGGAGCCTGCGCCACCAATGTCTGCACCATTCTGATAACCCATAGACGAACTTGGGTTAGAACTGAACATCTCACTCAAAGAGTTATAACCACCACTAGCGGGGATACCTGTCAAGTCAGAGCCAACACCAGCACCCGTTAAGCCAGTACCTACTTGAGCAAGCTTACCCAAGGTACTGTTTAATTGTTTCTGTGAACCTTCGCTAACCAACTTAGAGGTCAGCATTGAAGAACCTGGTAAGAAGTAGTTACCAGCTAATACGCCTGCGGATTCGACTGTATCCCGTAGATCGGTAAACCATCCCATAATATATTCCTTAAAGTTATGCGTGTACTCGATCCATTGTCACAATAAGTGAGGGAGTGGCAGGACGAGTTGGGCTAGTTTGTGTGCCCGTTGCTTCAATTGAAATGTTTGTGGAGTCTGTTGACCACATAAGTTCTACATAATCTGAAGCAGAGAGTTGAATAAAAAAGTTCCATGCAGCTACGTTATGTCCATTAACACCACCATGACTGTTTGGAACAGAAACCATGGTGTTAGAAGCCGCTACATCAGTACCGTTTTTACGTAACCAAATACTCACATCGTGAATGGAAGCATCGGTACTTGTCAACTGAGCACTAAACTGAATGTTATATAAACCAGCACTTGCCGCCGTAAATCTTGAGCTGCTTGCTACAGAACAACCGTTGGTATAGTCTGTAGTGTTTACAGTCATCGCATAAGCGGTGTTGACAGCAGCAGCTGTTTGAGTAGCTGTGCTATGCCAAGCACCGTATTTAATATCGTTAGCCGTTAACGTAGCATATTCTGCTGCCGTTAAGTGATAATGTTCTCCAGAAGTTCCACCTTGTAGGCCTGTTAACAGGTCATGGTTTTTATTCTGTAAGTCAGCAATGGAGCTACCAGACTTATCAATTAAAGCCCAGGAAACAGCTCCAGAGGTAGACAGGAGAGCATACAATTGGTTGTACCACGCAATCCACGCAAAGTCGCCGTTAGCAGCTCTCGTGGGTGGTGGTGGTAGCGCCTCAGCCATTAGCTACCTCCCTTATTAATGTCCACTTCCATGGCCTCTAAACGAAGCAGATGAGGAAGAGCATAAGTTAGTTTAATAGCACGGCGACGGAACTGTCCCATTCTAAAGATAGCAGGAAGATCACCGTTAAAGATTAGGGGCACTGGCGTAGACCAAGTCTTGTAGTCATCATCTGACCAAGAGATGTTAATTGTGCTATCTACCAGAGTGTCATCAGGCACATCACCAACCAACACAAGACGGTGCATGAACTTGCGGTTCATGTTGTCAAAGTCTAGTTTAGCTGAGATTGCTGTACAGGTAATTGCTGTACCAGCATCCGTATACTTCATCTCATCCATCAAGTAAACGTTGCCGTTCGACTTGTCAAGGATGTAAGCACTGCCGCTAGGACCATCTGTACCGTAGTTACCAGTAAAGATACTAGAACCTGTTTGCCATTCATGCCACATTTCTGTGGAGAAGCTGTACACCAAGGTACGAGTTGACAAACAAATTACATAACATTTCTGTCCCGATACACGCACACAGAAGGCTGTGGCATTAGCAAGATTAGAACCTTCTCCTAACAGAGCAGACTTGATGGCAGGAATGCCAATCTCTTTTTCTTTAAACCCGTCAATGGTCCAGACAGTGTGTCCACCATTACCAGTTTCACCAATAAAGATTACTTCTTTTTCTGTTTGGATGACGGAAGCAGGAGCGACTGTACCAAACTGTTGCACCGCGCTAGCATGTCGAGCCAACGGAGTTCCTGTAGCGTTAGCCGCATCATAAAAGTATTCAACCGAGTTGGATCCAATGGCATAAATGTAGTTGTTGTTCTTTGAAAGGGCTACAATCTTGTCTGGGTACATTTCAGCAGAGATGTATTCACCAGCAGTCCACAAAGAAGGATCATCAAGGTTGCTGTTATAGATGTCTTGAGTACCACTCTTGGCTACAAACAAATATCCGTCCAAGAAGATTGGTTGTGGGATATGTGGAGTAGGGAAGTCAGCATCAGTGATCTGAGTGTAGCTGCTAGGAGATGTAAACACATATCCGTTAGTACCATCCAGCAGTACCAGCTTAACCACACCAGTGGAGCTTACAAATTCTGTAAAACCAACTTGTCCAGTCGATGTAGACAGAGTAAGAACCAGTGTGCCGTTGTAGTAAACCTTGTTACCACTAACGTTCATAATGTAAGAAGTACCGCTAACAATCCAGTTGTACATACCACGTCCAACAGCGTTATTGGTGCTGTAGGAAGTAGTCATGCCTGGACGGCTCTTAATGTAATATTTCTTTTGATCACCAACGGGGCTGGCAACAATGTCAACCATCATGTTGATCAAACGAAAGTCTTTGCTACCTGATGTATCGCGTTGTTGTGGGTTAGCAATAAAGTTAACCCGCTTAGTTTCATAAGTCTGAATGACAGGGGTTTTACTGTATGCCATTATCGTCCAATATAGTCAGGTTGGAAGAATAAGCTTCCTTCTTCCTGACCAAATGACAATGCAGTTTGATGGAAGCGTTCAGCTTGTTGTGTTAGGAGCTGACGATCTTGCAGGGGAACACCGTATTCCGGAGCAAGGCGATCAGCCAAACCAAAGATGATTGCTTCTGTCCAGTAGGGAGGGAAGTCAATATCGTCGGTAGAACTCGTCATGTCCTCAAAGGGACGTTGATAGCGAATTGTAATTGAGGTTGTACTGTCTGCTGGCTTAGGCCACAGGTTAATTGTACCCAACTGCATTTGAGGCTGGTAGTACAAGTTAACAGGAGTTCCTGACGAGTTGTTCAGAGGCAGCAGATTGTAGTTGTAATCTGTATAAACGTTCAACGGAACGTTAGAGGTATTTGAGTCACTACGCCATGCTTGAGTTACTTTCAGGGGCATGGGAGTGTTCAGAGCTTGGCTGTTGCCAATCTGATAGGCAGCTTGTGCAGCAATGGTAGTGAAGGTATAACTCTTCATGGCCCACACGGGCATACCGTCTGCTTGGAAACCCTTAATCATTGCGTTAAGGGCTTCCGCTGCTTCTGTCACTTGCGACGTTGTAGGAGTGCTTCCACCAGACAATACAGCAAGCTTGCGAAGAGCAGCACTGATAATGGCATCACGTTGAAGCTTCCATGTAGTTGTTCCAGAAGTAGACATTTATTTCCTTACGCTTTGTGATATTCGGCTTCTGTCAAGATGCCTGGTTTATATTTGCCTTCGGGCTTAAAGATTGTGAGTTCTTGCTGGCGCATTTCAGGAGCAAACGAGATGTGCATCCAACGACCAAACTCATGAATCATCTGGTCAAATTTCAAACCAGAATCTTTCACAATCTTGCACAACTCGTAGGGAGTGTGCTTAGAAGAGCTAACGTCAATTGCCCAACCATCCATGTGGCTAGACACTTTGCTACCACCCACAGCAACGTTTACATCGGGCAAACGGAGCCAAGAGTTGATACGCAGAGGGCCAGTTTTCTCACGAATCAGTTCCAAAGACTCTGCAGCAATCTTCATGTTCTGCAATTGCAAAGTAGAAGGTTGGTTGCTAATGCCCAAACGTACAGCAGTTTCGCTGTAGGTTGCTTCATCTAGGGTAAAATGTTCACTCAGATTCATTGCCATTCTCTCCAATTTTAATACCAGTAATCAAACCAATGAAACCACCAACGATGGTTTGGAAGGCTGGACCCACAATGTCAAACACAATCTTGTCATCCACTGTTGAATCTACCAAAGCAATAACAAACATTACTACCATAGAGACAACAACCAGGACAAGAGATCCTGTAGCTGTGAGAACCACTATATCTTTAAGTTTCATTTTTTAACCTTATCTGCAATTTTTTCCATAGTACGTCCACCGAAGTAGAACGACATAACTAACATTCCCCATTGACCTAACAACTCAACGTAAGCTCCACGAGTCTCGTAGTTGAAGATTGATGCAATGGCAAACCCACTGTAAGCAACCAACAAGAAGATTAGCACCATGGGACGAATGTTCTTCGACAACCATGAGTCAGAGGCCATGTCAGCCTTCATACGTTCTGTTAAGTTTGTTTGCTCAACTTCGTATTCCTTAGCGTCAATCTCTTTGAGTTTGAGAGCCAGGTCTGGGTTGTCTTTGAGTGCTTGTGTAACTGCAGCAGGGGTTGCCTCAACTCCTAGTTTACCAGCAATGGCGTTCATAGCCATGCCACCTAGAGGTCCTGCAACTGCTGTAGCTAGAGCTGGTGCAGCTCCTTTAAGCATGTTGAGTAGTTCGTTCATTGTTTAGCCTTGTAGCACATCTCTACAGCATCTTTCACAATGATGTACAGATAAAGTTCAAAAGGAAGGATGATAAAGAACAGCAAGGTAAGAAGGATAAGGAAGCTTACGAATGCGGTCTCGCTAGAAGAATTGCTGCTGTTAGTCCCCATGTTTCCATTACCACTAGAGCCATCACGACGACCCATGCTATTCGACGCCTGAACTTGGAAAGGAGCCTGTCTTTTCGTTGCCATTCCTCTTTCCTCTTGCGTATGTTTAGTAGATGTGTTGCTTCTTGTTTCTCTTTTACAAGATCAAACATGGAAACAACATCGGTGTATAGAGCGCCAAGTTCAGGAGGACTTTGGTAAACCATCGTTTCCCGTAACTCAGTCTGTATTCTTGCCATCTCTTTCTGAGCCACAACGTGGTCAAGAGACATATCCAACAGCTTGTCAGGATCAATAACTTGAGTATCAATCATTTCTTGCTGTTGTTTGATTTTCTTATCTAGGGCAATCATGCCCTTAAAGACAATCTTTAAATTCTTTATAAGCTCTTTCTTAATCTTGTCTTCATCAAGAGGACCATCATAGCCCTCTTTAGAAGAGGCCTCCCGGGGTGCGCTTTCTTCTGCTTTCTTTACAACAGGAGTTGGTAGCGTGGGAGGACTTTCAGAAGGAAAAAGCTTAGATTTTATAAAGTCCCAGATGCCTGTACCAACATCTGTAACTTCAATAGCAATGCCCTTGGCTTCGTCAAAGGCTTCTTTTGCTTTGAGTACGGTGCCTTTATACTCTTTGTAAAGTTCACACCCCTGCTGTATCGCAGCAGCGGCTGCATTGATTCCAGCAAGGATGGTTAAGGGCATATTACTTTCCGTGTGTTAAAAAGGTCATTATAACTCCACCCATACCGCACAGAAGAACACCACATGCTGTTACAAGGATGCTTTCTAAGCGTTTAAGGCGAGCATTAATTACTTCGTAGCGGAGGGCACAAACTTCTTCGTGAGAAGAGAGTCGTGCATCTGTTGCATCAATGGTGGCACTCATTAGTATTTACCTTCTGAGAAAACATTGACAAACACTGTACCGTCTTCAAGAGCTTCCAGTTCATGCCATTCATTAGCAACTAAGTTTACAGGTTGTGTATCTTTAGTCATGATGAGTTCTTTATCCTCTTTACGAGCAATTAACGATCCTGCATGTACCATTGTTAGATGGGCATATACATGTTCATGCTTGGGTAAGCCTTCGCCTTTGTTTGCGTGATACACGTTCAACTGCGCACCATCGTAGGTGACGGTGTGAGCCGGTGCGATGCCAGTTGTCATAGCGTTTGTGCTCCTGAAACGACGGGTTGTTCGGATAGAGCGCGAATTGCAGCTATCGGCTTGATGGTGTGGTCAGAGTGGTCGTACCAGTAGTCACCGGCAACAATGTCGTCAGCGCAGTCCACCCAAAACAAAGTTTCGGCGACAGGGAAAACAGCGTTGTCGGGTTCAACTTGCGCAACGCGATACCCGCTCTCAACGGGTTCAGTTGTAGAGATCAGAGCTTTCATGTTCATCACCATTCAAAAATCACGCCACCAGCAGCACCGTTGCCGCCACTACCAGAAGCATAGAAGCAGCAGCCTGTGTTTACTCCAACACCACCTCCGCCGCCCGAGCCTAGTCCTTTTCCTGCACCACCCACGTTGCCTCCTCCACCCCAAGGTGTGCTTCCACCTGCTCCTGTCATCGGATTTCCAGCGGAACCGCCCACGTTTACAGTTCCTCCAGAACCAACTCCAGAAGCACCACCTTGACCATACCCGCCGCCGTTGCCTTTTGTCCCGCCGGTGGCTGAGATGGTGGTAATCGTTTGGGTTCCAGACGCTACGGTGGTAGTGCCTCCGTTATTCGAACCACCTGCGCCAATAGCAGAAACAGAAATGGTGTTTCCAGGGGTTAAACCTGTCAGAAAAGAAATTGCTACACCACCAGACCCTCCGCCTCCTCCGCCACTTGTCGCACCACTGGCTGCTGATGACGCCCCTCCAGCACCTCCTCCGCCAATAACCGTGATTTTTAATTTGGTTACGCCAGAAGGAATGGTGAACGTGCCAGTTGTTGTAAAGACTTGTGCGTTGGGGCCAACATAGCTTGCCGCTGCAACGAGAGGTTGACCGTTTGCTTTGGTGTAGTTGAAGCAACGCCAGTTGCCAGAACCTAAACTCACAAATTGAACAACATCTCCTGCCGCTGTGGTGATGTTAGTAGCACCAGGAAGAATTAAAGTTGTAGCATTGTGCGTGAGTGTCAATGCACCAGCAAATGTCACAGTACGAACAGCCCCTGCAGCAACTGTGTCAAATGCTGTAATTGTGGTTGTGCCTGTGACACTAATGTTGTCAGATGCTGATGCACCAATGTTTACTGTACTTGCTGATGCAATCGTAACCAATGGGCGATCAATCATCACTGAAGGTACTTGTGTAAGTGCCATTTGTTATTCCTTTTATATTACATGCAGGTTAAATTTGCAGCAATGCTTAAAACATCAACGCCTTTTGGGATCATTGATGGGTCGATGATGTCTCCTTCATTTGTACGGAGAGCATGAATACAATAAGCAACTGTATTGGGTTCTAGGGCCACCAACTCATGCTCTTTATCTTTATGGATGTAGAGCATATGAGGCGCGACAAAATCAGTGGTTTTACCTTCAACCGTAACACGTAATGATCCAGCAGCTAAGAGAGTTAAGTGATCAAACTGATGTTTGTGTCCATACTCAATATCTCCTGCTTCTTTGAAGAACATCATACGGCTAAATAAATTTGCTACACATCCAATTCTAATTTCAGGCTCGTTCATGGGACAGTTACTCCAATGGGTTGAGGTTGAGCGTCTTCAATCGCCTTCATCTCATTCCACTTGTCTAACGCGATTTGTGCCCATGTTGGTAGAACAGTAATGGATTCATTTGGAGGTTTACGAAACTCCGATTCATTAACATACTCTATCCAGCCTGTGGTACCATCCCATTGCAGAGCATGCACATTTCCAGGTGCAGAGGACAAATCTAAATTACTATAGGACACATTATCTTTATAGACAGCGCCATCACTAGGAAGAATGGTCAGTTTCATTGTTTAATCTCCAAAATCATGTTTTGAGCAGTCTGAGGCACACCGGCTGCTGCCAGTAATACCCGTTGTCCTACTTCATTTGATTTAACCATTTCATTACGAAAACTTTCGACAGCAGCACCGGTTTGTCTTTGTTGTTGAGAATTCTCAATCATTAAGATGGGCATCCATGCCACGGAACATCCCCATTCATCTGTATCTTCTCCAGTGTTTGGATTAGATCCTCGAATTTTCATAAACCATGCACAATCAAGTTGCCGACAGGGTTTGAATCCATCTAAAGGACAATTAGGCTTTGCTTCTATTTTCATAAATTAATTCTTTGTTGCAATAATAACATCGACGTACTGTACGGCGAAGCTTGGCAATGTATGTGTATGTGAGCCACCACCTCCAGCAGAGCCAGATGAAATACTACTTGAACCATCACTATTACCAGCTCCCGCAGAACCTGCGTAGACAGATTTAGGAATGGAATGTGAGTGGCTTGGAATTTGAGTGGTGTTCAGAGTTGTTGCACCATCAGACAAACCAGAAGCAAAGGCTGTAGTAAATGCTACAGAACCCCCGGTTCCTGCTGTACCACTAACAACACGCAAGGCTTTATCATTATGAGTTGTGCTTTTTGTCCATCCCGTGGGTGCAGCAGTCTGTACAAATAACATAGTTGTTCCAGCAACATCTAATGAAGATGCAGGAGAACCCCATGTATTATCTCCACGTAAATAGGTTGTAGAGCTGGGAGTACCTGTTGCAGCAAGTTTAGCAATTGTTACTGTACCATCACTGGGAGTACCAATAGCCAACGGGGTGGCATATTCCACTTCAATGTTACTTGTACCAGAAGGGGGCGCAGTGCTAAATGTCAGAGTAGTTCCTGACACTGAGTAAGTTGCTTTAGCCTGATAAACACCACTGATATACACATTAGTGTTGTTCTTGGTGCTAGGATCAGCAGTAAGTGTAAAAGCTGTTGTAGAGCCATTACCACTAAATACATCTACGTTGACGTTGGTAGCACCCAAACCAGTTTGTGAAGCAAACCATGTAGATGTTTCCAAATCAGCAACAAAGATGATTTGAGAATATTGTGAACCGATCTGAGAGGTAGTACCACCGTTAATTGTGTCACTACCAGAACGATTGATGTTTACTGCGTTAGGATCAGAAGTCCATTTAACAACAGCAATTTTAAAACCATCACCAACAGAGGCAATGGTTGGAAGAGTAATTGTAACTGCACCAGATGTAGTAGTGATACGAAGCAAATCGCCTGCATCAGCAGCTACAACAGTGTAGTTAGCACTCTTGTCTTGTACGTTTGAATACAAACCAGAGGCAGCAGAGGCTGCAGCAGCAATCGCAGAATTAGCAGCAGCAGTTGCGCTAGTAGACGCATTTCCTGCTTGAGTTGTAGCAATACCTGCTTGTGTAGTAGCTGTACTAGCACTTGTAGCTGCATTTGTTTCACTTGTAGCAGCATTTGACTGGCTAGATGCAGCAGCAGAAGCACTAGCAGCCGCGGCGGCGGCAGCACTTGTTGCAGCACTAATCGTGTCAGTAATTGTTGCTTTGTTCACACGCATTTCAATTGTGGAACCCACAGCAAAAATAGTCGCTGTACTGCCGTCTTGTGCTCGAACAACTGTTAAGGTAACGCCACTACGAGAGGTACATTTAACAATTTCACGAATAGTTTTTGTGCTATCCTCAATAGTAGCATAGAAGTAGTCACCACCAGTGGGTGACGGAAACAAACCTTCTGTACCACTTGCTACAGTAATAGTGGTGTCCAAAGCGCCAATAGCGCCAGCTAATGTACTTTTAGCGTTGTTTGCGAGAAGAATAGCCATTAGTCAATTCCTACAAAATTAATAGTAGACCCGTTCCAGGTCAAATCTGTTTCATCGTTTAAAGGACTCATCGGATCTGGAACATATGTATCTGTTGCAGGATATGGACGAGAAAAGGGTACAGCAATCTTTTCACGCTGTACCTTTAGAAGAGTTTGAGGATGACGGGATTCCCAATCTTCTTGGCAAACCATCAAACCATCCCAACGCTTCTTTAAGTCTAGTGCTTTAAATTTACGTCCGCAACTGTCGCAGAGCGCGTTCCAGTTACCTGGGATAAGATGGTTTTGCATAGCTTATTTCAAGAAACGTAGTTTGTAAATTGTAGACCTGAACAGTTTTACAACATTGTCCACGTCATTCTGAATGGATGTATCGGTCTTGTCAAAAGCTTTGTAGCGATTGGCCTCAATCCATTTAAGAGTCTCTTTAAAATACTTTAAAGGCTCTGTTGAATCTTTAGCAGCAAGGGTTGGAATCTTGAGGAGTTGTTCATATTCTCCTTGCCACTGTTCAGCAATGCCATCTGCCATATCTACAATCTCATCATAAAACTCGTTAAGAGCTTTATGCTGTGAGAAAGATTCTGTGGCTAGGTGCATTTGATGGGCAACTGTTCGACTAAGGAACAGTACACCAATAAACTTGCCTGCTAATTCACTCATAATTAAGCGCCGGTGTAGACGATTGCTCGTGGGTTACCAGTACCCGTCACAACGACTGTAATTCCTAAGTCAGCACGAACGGGGGTTACAAACGCGATAGAGTTTGCACCTGTAGTAGTTGTTGCTGTACATTTTGCCAACACAGTGCCTGCGCCTGTAGTTGCATTATCATAAACCGTAACTGTCGCCACGTTGGTGTTGTCCGAGACAACCATAACACCACTCAAAATAGCCTTGCCTGTTGCAACGACTGTAGTGCCTGCGGTGAGTTCACCGCTCGAAATTGCTAATCCCATAATAATTCCTTGTTAAAAAAAGGGGTCCGAAGACCCCCTCTTTATTAGCGAACGTAAGTAACGATCAAGTACATTTCACCAGCGGTAGGGTTACCAGTGGTTGCAGTACCTTTGACATAAATCTGTTTGTCGCCGTTTAAAGGCAGTTGGTAGTTTTCAACACCACCCAGTTTATTCAACAAAGTATTTGCACCAGCAGAACCAAAGGCACTAGCTGCAGACACATATTGAGCACCGCCCGAAGCCGAACCAATGTCAATAGCAGCAGCAGAAATGCTGTTACCTGACAATTGGGTGTTGACTTGCAAAACCATGCTCAAAATAGAAGCGTCAGCAGGAAGAACCATCACCATGGTGTTAACGCCAGTAGTGCTAAAGTTAGCAGAGGTCAGTTTTACAACCTTTACCTGCGTATCTTTAACGTTACTAATGGCGGTAGGTCCTGTGGGGCTAGGATCGCTAACCGCCACTTGACCTGGAACGAATTGAATTGCCATAATTTTTCCTTTAGAAAGGGGGCATTGCTACCCCCAGGTTAATTAGGCGCCAGCAGAGCCGTACAAGCCGCGTGGATCGGTCCAGCCGAAGCTGTAGCGAGCAGTTGCCTTGAACTTAGCGTTCTCAGTGTCCCAATCGTTGTCCATGTCGAACTGGTCAGCACGACGCTCGAAATACTTCATGCCGTGTGGCACGTTAGTACGGATGAACCAAGCGTCAGTGTCTGTCAAATAGTGGTTAACCACCACTTGAGGGATCAGACCCATACCCTTGATTGCGTTGATGTCATTGTTATCAGTACCGACGCGACCATCAGAACCCAAGATACGCTTGGCTTCGAAGATAGCTTGACGGGGGATAATCAATGTTTCAGGCTTAACTGCAACCAGCAAACCAGCATCGTTAGTGAAACCAGCGATGTCGATACATGCTTGTTCCAAAGCAGCTTCAGACAAGTCTGCAGCGGTAGCGATTTGGTTAGACCAAGTGCCACCCTTCAGGTTTGCGTGAGTTGCGCTGATCAAAGCACTACCGTCACCACCAGTGTACGATGTGTTGAAAGCACGGTTGTACACGTTAGCGCCGATAACTTCTTTAGTTTGGCGCATAGAGAAGGCCAAACCTTGAGCTTTACGTTGACCCACCACATCGTATTGGTCGTCTTCCATCATCTCACGAGTGATGATGAAACCCAACGCAAATACTGCGTGTTGGTAACGAGTTGTGAATGCTTGACGCTCGCTGTCATAAGAGATAGGAGCACCTTCACTCTTTTGTACAGCCAGACCAAACGAAGACACACCAACGTCTTCTTCGAAAGCTTTTGTTGACGTGTTCTTGTCGAACAACTTGTCATACTCGGTGTCATACTCATTGTATGCTTTACCGTACCATGCGTTAACACCAGGCCAAAGCGCCTTGGCAAACGAGCCACTGTTAATAATAGACATATTCTACCTTTCCTTTAATCTTAATAACCTGTTGCGCCAGTACCAGTGCCATAAGCCACTTGGTTCAGCTTCACATAGTAGCTGAAATAGGTGTCGCCAGGAATGTTATCTGGACGGTTGGGGAAACCAACAATCTTCAAAGGAAGTGTAGCAGTGGTTGCGAGACCAGAGCTGTCCAACTGCATGCCAGAAGAACCAGTAGTGGTGCTGCCAGCAGTAGTTGTGAATTGACCGTTCAAGCCAACGTTAGCGGTGATCGTAGCAGCAGCCACAGAAGTACCAGCGTACTGAACTTCGTAGATGAGGTTAGGATCATCAGCAACCAACAGGTAACGATCAGTAGAAGCACGACGGTAAACCGGAGTGTTCAGATCGTTAACAGGTGGCACGTTGGTGAGGTCGCCTTCACCAGTGAACAAGATACCGACAACGATACCAACTGCAACGTCAGTAGCGCCAGCGCGAGTAACAGTAGGTGCGCCAGTAGCTGCACGGGCGTCGCCTGCCAGCTTAACTGCATCACCAACCATAATCACGGTAGAGTCGGATGCGGGAACAAAATACACGTTGGCAGCGCCATTATAAGGCGCGCCTGTAATAGTTTTAACGGGACGGAAGCCGTTAATACGAGATACACTTGCCATTAGCAATTCTCCATAATAAAATAGACAGATTCCTAACGGCACTTAGATTTTATTTAGCTTCGAGAAATTTCGAGCTTACCATAAGTACCATCAAGAGCTTTAGCTTTGGTGGCGTTCTCCATCTCGTTGACCCTGATCTGCTTTTTAGCTTGATCTTCTTCATACCATTCTTTTTTGATTCGTACGACGAAGGCCTTTTGACCTTGACCAACAGATAGATGTGCAAGCGAACCTTCTGACGTAGCAGAGTTGACACGCTTATCACCCACCCTCACAGAGTCTTTTGACACGATTTCATAACCGGCATCCAAAAACTCCTGCACTCGATCTCCCGAGTCATTAATAATTCTATATTCGTAGTTAGGATCTTTATCCGCTACTGTTAAAACATTACGCGTACCAACGGGCACACGCTGCGTACGACCTCTCGGTGCTTTCGCAATTGCTTCTTTGATTTCACTCATATTAAACTCCTTTAATGCGCTTCAATTCCGCGATGTAATCCTTTTCAGTCATAGCACCTGTACGGACGAAACGTTGCATCACTCGACGCTCTTCATCGGTCAAGGAGAACGAATCGTTTCCTTTACCGCCTTTGTTAGAACTACCCTCTACTGCACCTGGCTTGTTACGGTTTGGATTAGTAAATTTATTTGGGAACTCCAACTTAACTTGTTTTTCTACCTCAAGTAGAACAGCCGATGGGCTGAGACCTTTAACAGCCAAGCTACGACCCAGTGCATCTGCATAGGCCTTCATTGGCTCGTTAGTTTCATACCATTTGTTTTTGTCAACCCATTCTGCGAATTCGGGGTTAACTTCATCAACGGTTGGCTGATTATTCTGTGCCTTCAAACGCTGTTGTTCGTCTTTAACGAGATCAATCTGGTCATCTAGTTTAATAACAGCTGCGCCATCACCCTCTTCAATAGCAAGTTGTTTTTGCTCTTTGAGGGCTACCAGTGCTCGTGCGTATTCTGTTTCACGCGTTTTAGCATGGTGGCCTTTGAGATCTTCCAATGCACGTTTAAACTCTTTAATCGTACGGTTTTGATCTTCAATTTTCTTGAACAATTCACCGCGATCCAGGAATTCTTTTGCTGGTCGCCATTGTTCAGGATCACCTTCCCATTGGTCTTGTGGCACCCAACCTTGTTCCATTGCTTTTTCTTCAGCAGCGGTCAATTGTGGAGTGTTGTCTTCTGGGGCAGGGGTGTTACCTTCTGGGGTAACTTGATTTTCTTCAGCCATCTAGGGCCTCCTTATTCTTGATGAAAGATACAAACAATATCTTCGTCATTTAATGCAACAAATTCTTCACCAGTATATGGGTCTTCAATGCGTTTGCCTGCAAAGCGAGCGTATGCAACGTAGTCACCAATAGTAATGGGAGATTCTGTACCGAAATCGCGGAATGCTGTAGCACCTATAGCTACAACCTTACCTTTATCCACGCTCGCTTGAGCGCGCTTCATGTCTTCGTGTTCTGGGAGAACCATTCCTAGTTCTCGAACCTTGACGTAAGTTTTGTCCGTCTCTTCAAGCTTATCTTGCTTTACAAGAATACGGTGTAATGCGGGAACGATCATTGAGACTCCTCTTCATCTGCATCGAATTCAATTGTGATTAAATCTTTGTAGGCTTTAATTGCACCCACATAGACTGCATCTTGTCGGGGATCAACGCCTGCTGATTCCCCTAACATGTCTTGCAAATCCACAATGCGACGTTGAAGTTGGCGAAAGATCTCCTGGGTTACAGGGTGACCTTTCCAATCTACAAATTCACTCTTTGTCATTTAGCTCCTTTTGATGGCTTCTTAGCCGGTTGAGCTGCTTGTTGCTGTTTTGCATGCGCCATCTTTTGCTGGTGTTCAGCATCAGTGTGCATTAGTTTTTGAATAAACGCTGCCTGCTCTGTGGCAGAGAATACTCGTTGGTTGTGAACAGCTTCTGCAGCTTTAATTTCCGCCATGTCCTGAGCATGTTGCATTGCCTGTGCATGCTCTTGCTCTTTCATAGCGAGTTGAACTTGTTTGTCTCGAGCTTCTAGCTCCATTTTATGTTGCTGAGCCTGAGCTTGCAACCCAATCTTTTGTTGTTCCAACTGACCCTTCATCTGCATTTCTTGCAGTTTGGGATCTGGAGGAGGGGGAGGCATCTCACCCGTCTGAGCAACTTGTGCATTAAGCAACTCTTGCCAGTTGGGTTGTTCTTGTGCATCCAATACTCGTTGAACCACCTTAACAGGATCCAGGATACCTGTGGGGAGCAGTTCCATCAAGCCTTGTGCCTTCAACAGCTTCTCAGTTTGAGACACTGCAGTGGGGTCAGCGGCTGGATAAATCTTGTGTTTGACCTGTTTAAAGTCATCTGGACCCACTTCCATACCAACCGTATCTACATACGTCTGAGGATTAAGGTACAGAGCGTTCAAACGTGCCAGTTTAATGAATTCTTCAGTCAACGAACGATAGAGTCGTTTGTAAACCGCAGTAAACACCTTCATGCCCTGTTCAACAGTAGCCATTGTGGTGGTTGCTGGTGTGTTTTGACCAGGCATCTTACCAGTGAAGATTTCTGCTACAGAAGCCAACTCTTTACCCGAGGTAATGAGGCTACCCATGAGCTGGAACAGCACATTTGAGGGTTCTTTTGTAGGCAGAGGGACAATTTGCTTCTTCAGGTCGTCGCCTGTAGAGTTAACTGCCTTCCATTCACCAGGAACAAACTTGGTATCGCCCATCTTAATGCGTAAACCCTTACCCAAGAAGCCTGCTTGCAACGTAGCCAGGTGGCCTGCGTCCAAAAGCTGGTTAATCAGGGTGTTTACACTGTGGTTCAGAGGACCAAGTAGGACACCAAAGCCGATATCGTAGAATCCACCATCCGGATTAGGGATAAAGCCAAACTTAGTGTAATACTGAATAGGATCAATCTTGCGAATGTTCCCTTCGGCATCCAGTTTGATGGTAGTTTCGTCAAAACGTGCGACAATTCGTACGACTTTCTTTGTATCTTTGTGGAATGTGACGATGTAGGGCTCTTTGTAGCCATCATCATCCAAATCCAAGAACGTGTGTTGTTCAATAAATACATGTGGAGTGGTTTCATCCACTACAGGAGCGTTCATTGTACCTTCTGGTTGGTTGGCTTTACCAAAATCAATGTCAAGCCACAGACCGGATTGTTGACGTTCTTTAATTTTACGAGGAGACACCTCCAAAATTTCAGAGATACGCTCTGCATCTTGCAGATTACGTGCCCAGTAGTTAACCACCAAGCTCTTCGGCATCACAATGTGTGAGCAGTTCTCTTCTTTAAGAGGATCCCAATAAGTTTTCTTGAACATTGTGCCCACAATTGGGAGCATAATGAGCAATTTATCCATCTCTTCTTCCCAACCTGTCATCTCTTCCAGCAACTGGACAGACATGAAGATGGAAACGGCTTCTGCAATCTTGCTTTTCTCGCCTGTTGGATCTTTACCAATTGGCTTTGCGTTTACAATCTTACCGTTGGACGGCACAAGAGAAGGGTAAGCGCGAGCAGCAAACTGCATAGCAGCCGTAGACAGTAACGGATATTTGATGTTAGACGCTTTAGGCCAAGGATAAGTCTTCGGCTCCATCGTCTGCTTCGCCAGCTTAGTCCATTCATCAATATTCTTTTCCCAGTCAAGGCGCGACTGATGGTCAAGGGTAAAACCTTTTTCAGCATCACGTCCAATATCCTTGAGTTGTTGTTCATCAAGAGACTCGGCAATGTTCACGCTTTCCAGCATGGCTGCCAATGGCTTTTGTTCTTCATCCATGTATTAGTACCCAGTGTAGGAATCGCGTCCTTGGTTATTCAAATCGGAACTTTCCAGTTCCTCCAGATATTCTTCTTCCTCTGCTTCGTTCTGAGTGGGGGCTTCAATAAGCATATCCAGCATAAGTCCAAGGTAGGCAAAAGCGTCAACCTGGTCATCATGCTTACCACGAGGGAAGGCAAGACATTCGTTCTCAAAGTTAGGATACCAATCACCTTCTTTGTCAAACTTCATGCCATGGGCTCTCAAACGAGCCTGCACACTCCTAGCGCGGGTTGTCTTATCCTTACCACCGTGCTTCAAAGGCAACAGGGAAATGAATGTGTTATTCTTAATCATCTCTTCACGGAGGAACGGGCCAATGGCTTTGGAGATCTGCATGTCTTCCACACCCATGGCAACAGGGCTGTATAGCTTTTGTAAGGCCATGAACGTATCCACAATCTCCTTACCATCCATACGTTCCCGAATAACGTTTTTAACGTGAATGATTTTGTCTTCGTCAACTCCAGCAACAACAAACACGGAGAAGTCAGCCTTCTCGCTTTCTGAAATCGCCAAGTCAGCGGTGACGTAATAATTGAGACGAGCCTTGCGAGCCTCTTCCGTAATTGGAAGGAAGTCACCTTTCTTGAAAAAGGAGACCGACTCGTCAATAGGCTCGTTCAAGTATTCCTGGCTGTAAATATCGGTTGTGCCGTCTTTTACAGCTTCTTCGTAAAGCATCTTAAACTCAGATGCAGACTTCTTAGAAGCCCACAGGAGTTTACTAAAGTCAGAGTTGTGAGCACGATATTTAACCGCCTTCCACATACCCTTACGCTTAGAGTATTGCTTGAGTTCTTCAATCACCGTCATCTTGTCTGACGGGTTAGGCATTAGGCGCTCCAACAGGCTGTCAGCATGGAGGATGGTTCCTACCATACGTACAATGCCACGGTCGGACCGACATGGAAGCAATGCGCCTTTAAACCATTTACGCATCTTCTCACGACGTTCTTTGTTCATAACAAGCTCGTCGTTTTCCATATCGTCGCACATAATGATGTCCGGACGAGAACCGTTCCAAATCAGGCCACGCAGCTTCTGTTCCGCTCCCTTAGCAATGATCCTGAACTTATGTCCGTCCGTACACTCAACGATGATGTCTGTTTCAGTGTCTTTGACAAACTGAACCAAACCTTTGTCATTACGCTTCAAGCCAAACAAGTCAATTAAGTCCTGGTTGTCTTGCAGCTCTTGTTTAAATGTTCCAAGGAACAATGAGGCTTGAGCTTCCGTATCTGATACAAGAAGCATAAACTTTCGCTCTCGAAAGAGCAAAGTGGCTAATCCGTACCCTAGCGTTACGCCTGTACTTTTAGCATGTCCTCGTGGGGCAGCAATCGCTACAAACTTCTCAGGAGAGCAGCACAATTCCCAGCATTCCTTGTGAAAGTCTGGGGAGGAGCTACGTCCGTCAAACCGCGATGATAACACACTCCCAACAAAACCCTGAACAACGTCTGCCGTAAGAACAGTCATTTGTGCTTAGCTTTACGTTCGCGGGTGGACATTTGGTTACGCAAGCTTCCGTCTGCGTTTCGGCTGAAACTGCGGTTGGAGCTGGCGCTTGTGACACGGGTGTTGGACATTGTGTTGGCTCCTCCTTTGGAGAGGGGTTTGATGTGGTCAAGATCTTTGCCGTCACCTTTGTGTGTGATTCCAGCAGCATTAGCTTGACGACGCAGTACCGTCCGTTCCGAGCGAGCTTTCCTCACTTCCGGTTTGGAGTTGTACTTCGCGTTCTCCTTCTTGTAATCCCGTTTCCCGTTCGTCATGTAGGGCATTGTCTTGTTCCTTTATCTCTACGTCTTCCACGTCAATAATTTCGACGGGTTTCTCTGTTTTAGCCTGTACCAAACTGGCAAACTTTTCAGCAAGTTTAAGCAGCCTGTCATCATCTTGTTGTTCCTGGACTCCGTCCAAAGCTTCCTTGTCCAGAAGCTTCTTCTTGTCCATTAGGTCCACAGCAACTTTGTGAGCATCACGCATGTTCACAGGCTTACGAACCATTTGACCTGTTTTGTTGTCGTACATCAAGTCGCCGTTAAGCAACCGATCTTCAACAGCAACCAGGCTAGCATCTACGATTTTACGTAGCCTACCAGACATTTCCATGGACTCCTGTTGCCGGAGGTCATCCACAACATTCTTCCACCATTCGGTGGTTTTCCATACACGGAGGGTAATTTCAGGGATCTTCAGGATCCTAGACGTCAACGCAAGATTGCCTAAAAGTAGGTAGGATTGAACAGCTTCAATCTTTTGTTTGTCGGACCAAGACTTGTTAGTCTTAGCCTCAACAGAACGAATCTTCGGTTTTCGGTCTTTAGTTTTTTCGTTATCAGTTAAAGCCACTTGTTTTCTCCAAACAAAAATCTTGGTGGATGAGGTTGGAGTTGAACCAACACAGAATGAACGGGTGGGTTACAGCCACTTGAGCTCGCCAATGCTCAGCTCATCCATTGGCATCCCGACAGGGAATCGAACCCCAGACAACGGACTTGGAAACCGTTGTGTTACCACTACACCATCGAGAAGCAGAAGACTTTAGCATGACTACCATCTTTCGGATAGACAGAAGGCTAAAGCCATATTGTTACAAGCTCACAGAAAGTGAGCGCTGTTGCGGTTCAACAAGTGAACCGTCTATACATAATATTATACCACAAACAAAAGTAAATGTCAATAGTTTTTTAAAAAAATTTATAAAAAAATTTTACAGGAATTACTTGACAATTTAACAAAAGTATGTTACCCTAATATATTATATATATATATTATTATATATTTATTATATTATTATTATATTATATTATTATATTTATTATTTATTAAATATATTATAATTATACGTACGTGCATGCGCGAAGCGCAGCTTAAACAGAAAACATACATCCTGTTGGACAAGACGTAGTCATGCGAGGCCCTAGCCGAGCACGTTAACACCGTTTAAACTTATTTAAAGGTACCTAGAAGCTCTTGTTTAAGGCCTGCCTATGGCAGGGTAGCCAGGCATATAAATAATCGATTGTAGGGCTTATAATCAAAACCATATGTCATACCCCCAGGAGAACGCTAGTTCGACAATACCCCCCTCCTTTTAAAAAATTATAAAAATCGTAGTAAAGTGCATTACGTCATTTTATGAAAACCCAAGTTTTCCCCCCACCCCCCTCTTACAATGTGAATGTGGGTGATGTTTTGTTTATCACATCATCAAATTTATCAACAACTTACGCGACCCCAATTAGTAAGCATACATATAGTTATAATCCATAACGGCATAGTCAAAACCTATCGGCATCCCCACCCCGATAGCCTGCGGCTTTCCTAACGTTAGGGAATCAGGAAGTGAGAACTAAAGTTCTACAGAACACGCCAGTCCTATAAACTTAGAACTTTTTTCTTACGTTTCAACCACCTATAAACCAATGTAATACTTTAGTCTTATGTTTCACGGATTTCTGCAAACAAAGGTATACATGGTGTCGGTTTTTTGACACTTAGGTGTAATACTTTCTTCTTACATTTACTTTTTTTCTGCAAACCAAGGTGTTAAAAGTGTCGGAATCCCGACAGAAAACTGACGTGAAACTTACAGGGTGTCGGAAAATTGACACTTTTTTGTAACACTAAAGTATACGTTTTGAAGCTGGATTAAGTAAAAAGTAGTACAAACACCCAGGAAAGTAATACTAAAGCAATATGGCACAGGGCTTGCTTACTATATTGTGCCAAGGGGCATCGTTCCCCTTGGGGTTCGTTCTTTGAATACAAAAGTATTCACTTGCGGGATTCAGTTCCTAGGGGAGAGGCTTGCCCACTCATTTTAGACTGAAAATCCTAACGGTTAGGAAATTTTTTAAAGGTCAAAATTATGTCAAAATTCACGTTTTCATTCTCTGATTCTCAAGTCGTCATTGTAGACGCTAAAAACAATGCCGAACCTTTGGCATTGCTTGAAAAGTTGGACACGCTCGATTCATTGCGCGCTATTGGTGCCGAGCAAAATGCCGCTGTCAAAGCCAGCGTTGGTGCATTGTCTTTGCTTGCCGAAATGCTTCAGGATGCCCGCTTCGATTTTTACAAAGGACAAACCCCCATCAACGAGAAGGTGCCCAAGGAATTCAACGCGGCATTGCGTGAGAAAATCAGCGAGTATTTGAAACCCGCATATATCGCCGATAAAATTGCAAAGGGAGCAAAACCCGCCACCGCCGAAAACCAATGGCAATTATTTGCAGGTGGCTTGAATACTGGCAGTTTTTCCAACGCGAAAACGTGGGCGAGCAAGTTTTTCTGTCAGTTGGGCAAAACGCCTGCATTGGACAATGGCAAACTTTTGCCGCTTCGCGCCATCATTAAAATGATTGAAAATGCCAAGTTGCCAAGCGAAGCGGGCGAAGGTATCGCGGGCAAATTGGTAAAAATTGCGGGTGAACTTGAAGCCCGAACCGAAAAAACCGAACTTGGCGACTATGCCACCGCCATCGCCGCGCTTAAATCCATGCTTGCCACTTTTGAAGGGTTGCATCGTGAATCATTGGAACGATTGACCGAAATTATCGGAAACCCCGATATTCCTACAATGGCACAATCTGTTATAGCCCAAGCCCAAGCAAAACCCGCCGATATCCCTTCGCTTGAATCATTAGAAGCGCAATATTTGAACGGGCAAATTGACGGCACCACTTTTCAGATTATGGCGTTGGAAAATCACGGCGTTGAAATTGAATTGGTTTAATTAGGGGTATATCATGCAAACGATTCACCACAATGACGGCACAATATATAAGGTTGAACGCATCGGGCATAATTGGAAATTCCCGCGCTATCGCGTGATTTCACAATATGGCAATATTGCAGTATATGCCGATAATGAAAACCTTGCCATTGAAAAAGCCCGCTTACATTATGCAAAATCATTAGGGCTATAAATCACGCCCTAACATTAAGCCCGCCAAGCGCGGGCTTTTTTTGTTGCCCAAAATTCCTAACGTTAGGATTTTATTATGAAAGCAAATGCTGTTGGCATAGGGTCGATCAACCCGACAGGGTCTATCAACAAGGTCGATCAACTGCCGTGCGCCTGTGGCAATGACATTCCCTTGGCACGTTTTCAACTGGGTTATCGTCAATGCCTATTGTGTGGCGAAAAAACTGCACAAAAACGTAAATTCACCATTGCACCTATGCCCAAAAGTAACTACATTCTCATCACAGATTTGTCGTTATTGAAGGGTTTAAATTCGTCTCATAAAGGAGGATTGGTATGAATTACAATTTAACAGAGTTGATTCGTAAATATGTGAATACAACTGATGAAGCAGAAGCACAACGTTTGTTGGTGCTTATCAACGCACGTCTTGACCGTGAAGGAAAACTTGTATGATTAAATTCATTCCCGTTTATGTAAAACGTAGCCGATTTGTCGGTAAATCCTTTCATTACACGCTATTTGCGCGTAATGCACCACGAGCATGGAGTGTTTTCAAATATGCCATTTGACAATCGCATTATCTATTGGCTCGGCTTTGTTGCCGTTATTGTTGTTTGGATGACTATTTAAGGAGGTTGTATGCCTAACGTTTGTCCTGAGTGTGGTGAATATACTGTGTGTGACACTTGCCAGCGTCTCTTTGATGAAGAGGCGTGGGTGTTGGCGCTTGAGCAAGACATTGAGAAGCAAGCAATGGATGAGTTGCTTCGCATTGGTGGTGAAGCAAAGATTGACATTAGTTCGGGAGAGGATGTATGTTTCGAGTAGAGTGGAAGCCTCGCATTGAGGGTATCTCAGGTCGGTTTGGCACAGTATATATGAACGACACCCGTATCTGCAATGTGCAGACATGGGGACTTGGTTCGTGTGCTATTGCCATGCTTCAGAACTGGGGCTGGATGTGTAAGGTTCCTAAAGATAAGTTGGATGATTTCTTTACATGGATGTGTGATGCCGTGGATGAGGATTGGAATCCAGCTGAGTTCTATTTCATGTTGTCTGATGAACAAGTGAGGAAACACTATTTCAATTTTCTAACCAAACATCCTAATGTTAAGCGCCGTGATGTATTTAGAAATAAATCTCACGGTCCTAACAAAGTAATCCTCTATCGTTATAGTGCTGAGGATGATTTCGGTCGTGTCGTTAACAGAAAGGCTACGCAATGAATACCATTGTAAACGTGTATCACATTCGTGATCCCTATGACCATAGCTTGGGCTATAGTCAGAACAACATCTACCATGAGGTGAGTGATGAAGACCTTCAGGCTATCATCAATCGCCAAGAAAAGTACATCAAGAGTGATGCCATTGGTGGTTATCTTGTCGTTGTGCAAACACACACCAGTACGCACGAAGACCCCGTGTTTGTTTGTCATCGCAAGACATTGGCTGAGAAACATAAGATTGTTCTCAATCCCAAGGCTCGTAAGACTAGCCCTCCCAAGAAGAGTGCCGCTGAGGTGGGCTTAGCCTTTGCTCCTCCTCCAGTTGAAGGCGCATTGATTGGTGATAATCACCAAGCAATATTCCAAAACTTTTGGGTCAATGAAGCACAGGAAGTAGCACATGATTGAAGAAACCTATGAATCTAAACGGGTCAAGCCTGTCTTTGTTCCTGCTGTTATAGGTGGTCCGAAACATTTCACCGCGCATGAGATACATCAAGCTGAGGCTAGAGGTATCACGCCCGAGGAATATGTTCGTCGCAATAACATCGTTAAAGACCAAGCCTCTAAGGTGTGGCTACGTCCTGGCGATACTGCCTATCCTGAAAGCAAGGCAGGCTACACTAAATATGGTGCGTGTCTAGTCATAGGCATTTGCCGTTCGTACAAGGACTTTGCCTTTACGGATGAATGGCCTGACTCTGACTGCCCATTTATTGTGACGTTTACCCCCATGAATGATAGGGCAACTCACATTCATTGTACTTACCACTATCTCGTGGCTAAGAATCCCCATCTTGTAACTTGTTAAGGTCGATCAACATGACAACTGTTGCGTATTCTCCGTGGGGTAATGGTCACTCCATTTACCCGTTTGATGCAATCTTTGACAACGCAGTTAATGCGTATGACAAAGGCTTTAAGAATGTAGACGCTTTCCTGTTATGGGGTGGCACTGACATTCATCCTAGCTTTTATGATGCCGCACCACATCGTCACAATCAAGCGCCAGCATTGCCGTCTGAACGTGATAAGTGGGAATGGCAAGCCATGAAGCATTGCAAAGCCAATGGTATTCCAATCATTGGTGTGTGCCGTGGTGCTCAGTTCATGTGTGCATTTGCGGGTGGCAAGCTGATTCAGCACGTCACTGGTCATGACACGGGTGGTCACATGGTTGTGACTAATGATGGTGAGTCGTTCCGTGTCACCTCTGCCCATCATCAAATGCTGGACTTGAGTGGCACAGTGCATGAACTTATTGCGTGGGCGCCACAGAATCTGAGTGCTGTGTATTATGGTGAGACAAGCGAAACACCTAAAACCGTGCTGGATTCTATGCGTAATAGCCAGTTCAAAGAACCTGAGATTGTGTTCTTTCCTGAGTTTAAGGGCTTGGCTATTCAGGGTCATCCTGAGTGGGCTGAGGTTAAGAGTGATTTCGTAAACAAGACCAATGAGTTGGTCGTTGAGTATTTGTTCAACAAGGAGTGGTAATATGCGTTTAGGTACTGATCCCGAAGTGTTCTTGCAAGATGCCAAAGGCAATCCTGTGTCTGTCATTGGCTACATCAATGCTGACAAGTGGAATCCCATGCAGATTCCTGATATGCCCGAGGGCTACACATTGCAGGAGGACAATGTATCTCTTGAGTATGGTGTGCCACCTGCCGCTAGTGCTGAGGAATTCATCGAGCACATCAATGCTGTGATGGAGAAATCCAAGGAATATCTGCCCAACCTTAGCTTCTCTAAGTTGTCGTGCATCATCTTCCCCAAGTCACAGATGAATCACCCTGCCGCCCACATCTTCGGTTGTGAGCCTGACTTCTGTGCTTGGACTAAGGACGTTAACAAGAAACCAACACCACCCCATCCCTTGATGCGTAGTGCTGGCGGTCATGTTCATGTCGAGACAACTAAAGATCAATTGGCGGTCATTCGTGCAATGGATTTGTATCTCGGTGTGCCTTCTGTCCTGATGGATGACGGTGAGATGCGTAAACAATTGTATGGTAAAGCTGGCGCTTTCCGTGCAAAGAACTATGGTGTCGAGTACCGCACCCTGTCTAACTTTTGGATTTTTAAGAATGAACTCATTCGATGGGTATGGGATAATACTCAACGTGCGTTGGATGCTGTGGATGTTGTCGATGTGGATTCTCTCGGCGAGCGGATTCAACGGTCGATCAACAACAACGACAAAACTGAAGCCGAGGCTTTGGTTAAAGAGTATAACTTGGAGGTAATCAATGCAGTTTAACACTCAGAACTGGGAAGACATTAGCCGCTATTATCGCAACACATACGTCAAGTTTAAGGAAACTGGCGACACTCTGTTCTACATCCGTGATGTACGCCCCGAAGGTGTGCGTGGCACAGACGAGAATGGCACAGAGTTTGAGTTGTGCTTGAACTACGATGACCCATACGAGGTGGATTATGTCTTGCCTAACAAGAGCTATTTCCAATTTGCCAAACGTGCTTGTTTGTTGCAACGCATTCCTGCTAAGCAATATCGCCGTGGCGTGTGTGGCGATAACGTACGCATCACTGCCCTAACTCGTACAGGCGGTTTGGCTGACGTTAACGTAACGTTTGATTCTCTCAAAGCATTCGTCAGTAAGCAGGCTTTCCCTAGCCTACGAACTGTGTTGCTTCAGAAATCGAAGCCCCTCTCTGTAGCCCTGTCACCTCGCTTTGCCTATGTTCCTGACATGGGTGTGGTGTACTGTGACCAAACAGCAGTGGCTCAGATTAACCGTAAGGACAAGACAATTATGATCTTGCGTCCTATTTTTAAGCCTGAGATTATGAAACTTATCGAAGGCACTGACTTGGAGTTGAAAGATGCAGCATAAAATTCAGCAATTGTTTGGCTTACGGGGCCATGATGTGCTTGACACTACCAACTGCTTCATTGCTGGTATCGAGTGCGAGATCGAATCCGTAGAACCTGACCAAACATTCCCTAACTTTATGTCTACCCATGACGGTAGCCTACGCAATGAAGGCATGGAGTTTATCTCTAAGCCCTTGCCTCGTTTCGAGTTGTTGGACAGCTTCCGTAATCTTCATGCAACCATCCAGTTGTATGAACCTGACGAGGCGTTCTCTCCTCGTACATCAACCCATGTACACATCAATTGTCGTACGCTAACCGAGGATCAAACACGACAACTCATCCTGTTCTATGCGTTGTTCGAGGACTTCTTCTTTGCAATGGTTAACCAAAACCGTCGTGGTAATATCCACTGTGTACCGTTAACCGAGACGTTCTTGCCCATGATCTACAAGTATGAGCTGTTGCGTTACATCAAGAACTGGCATAAGTATACCGCCTTGAATGTGATTCCATTGCTCAAGCAAGGCAGTATTGAGTTCCGTCATTTGCAAGGCACTCGGGACGATCAACTCTTGTCTGAGTGGCTCATTGCACTGGACGGCTTGTGGCTAATCTGCCAACGTGAAACATTAACTCCGGAGTCCTTGGCGGACGAGGCTAAACTCAAGCAGTGGTGGAAATCACTGTTTGGGCATAGCCCACGCATCATGGCATTGGAACCAGCCTTCAACAACGTCATTCAGAATACTCTGCTTGATGTTAAGTTTGCTTTTGTTTAAGGAATTATTATGTGTGGTATCGTAGGCATGGTGCTTAAAGGCAACACGGGGTGCATCAAACAAACAGAGGATAGCTTTTATCAACTGTTGTTTGCTGACACCCTGCGTGGCAATGACTCAACTGGCGTGATTGGTGTTGAACTTGACACCACATTCCATATCGCTAAGGAGGCTATCTCAGCCGAATGGTTCATCAATCAGCTTGACACTCTCCCAATATCTAGCAAGATGTGGCGTGATGGTAAGGCTTACATTGGTCACAACCGTAAGGCAACCATTGGCAAAACAACTGACGAGAACGCTCATCCGTTTGTAGTCAATGAAGAATTTGCCATGGTACACAACGGCACGTTATTCAACCACCGACAACTGGCAAACACCCTTGTCGACAGCGAAGCCCTAACCATTCACTTGCATAAAGCATTCGAGAATGACGACTACAAAGCTGACGTTGAAGATGCGTTGAGTAAAGTTAATGGCGCATATGCTGTGGCTATGTATGACCAGCGTAAGAACGCTGTGCGTATTCTCCGCAACAAGGAACGCCCCTTGTGCTATGTCGAGACCAATAACGCATGGTATTTTGCTAGCGAGGCTGGTATGCTATACTGGATTCTCACGCGCAACAACTATGGTGCTAAAGATCTAGACATTAAGGCTGTGCCCGAGCATACGTTAATTACTTTTGATCTTGACTCCAACAAGATGATCTTGGAGGAATTGCAAGTAAAAAAGTACATCACCCCTATGCAAACGCATACGCCTTCGGCTACCAAGATGAAGTATACGGGGGGTACTTCTAAGCCTGACGACGGACTGAGCAAGAATGCTTACAAGAAATTCCGTAAGTTTATGATTGGCAAGAAGCTGGAATGGTGGTGTGAAGACTTTGTCGAAACCAACTTTCCCAAGACTTTTGCCGACGGCGAGACAGATGCCCTGCTGATGGGTATGTGTGATGAGCTTACCATTGACCACATGGTACGCGCTGATATTAACCTGAAGGAGTTGAATCTACTAGAGAGTGACCTAACAGATCGTTTGTGGACTGGTATGGTCAGAGACATGGCTTATGATCCCAAGACTAAACGTGTAGCCTTGGAACTCAT